ACGGTGCCCAGATTGCTCTTACTGTTATTCAGCAGTACGCTGCTCAGCCCGATGTTGCACAGCGATTACAATCAGATGAAGCCTTTGCAGCGAGACTTGAGAAGTACGCTGGGCAGTACACATTCCAAATTCAACAAGCACAGAATGCTCAGATTGGAAGGGTTGGAACTGAACCAGCTCAGATGGGAGATATACAAACTCAAGGAATCTAATATGGATGCTCAAACATTCAGCGCTAAAAGGGCGGAGGAGATGCGCGCAAATTTTTTCAAAAACATTTTGAGAAAAGATGAAGGGCTAAGACTAAAACCGTACAAAGCACAGAAGGATGAAAAGTTCTTTACTATAGGTTACGGACACTACGGTAAAGACGTAAAAGATATGAAAGGGATTACGAAAGCAAGAGCTGAACAATTATTAGATCAAGACGTAAAACAAAGGATGCGAACTATTACTAATTTTTTGCCGGACTTTTATAGTTATCCTATGGATTTGCAAGGTGCTATATTTAGCGAGCACTTCAGAGGTTCTATAGCACAAAGTCCAAAAACTGTTAAATTAATCAACGCGGGTAAATTTAGGGAAGCTGGTACAGAATTCTTAGATAACAAGCAGTACAAAAATAGAAAAGCTTTAGGTATCCCCGGCATCGGACCACGTATGGAAAGAGTAACTAATTTTTTAAATAAGTACACAGCTAAATGAACAAAAGAATACCACGCAAAACAAAAAGCGGTAAGATCAGACCAAACGATAAGCACTCTGATCTTTACACAGATGAAAACCCGAAGGGTACAATCAAAGGATTAGGATTTAAGGACTTGACAACAGCGCGTCAAAGTGTTTCTAAAATAAAAAAAAGCGGACGTACTCACGCTCATAAAATACAAGCGGCTATAGCTATGGAACAAAGAGCTAAAGTTATGGGTAAAACTGGTCCAGCTAGAGTGTACAGAACTTATATTAATTCAGTTAAAAAATCTAAATGAGCCTAGAACAAGATTTAAAAGCGCTATCTAACCACGAGCACTTTGCTCGTTTACTACAAGTAGTTAGCGACCTCCGAGAAGAAACTATAGAGGAGTTACATAATGCTCCATCCGAAAAGATACAGCAAATATCTGGACGTATTCTAACTTATGATCAGATACTACAGATGTGCGACTGGAGAAACTTACAAAGAAAGTTCGGGGATAGAATTTAAGGTCTTGTCAAGTACCTTATAATATAAACATCGCATCCACTCAGCGTTAAGGAGTGCACAACATTATGTCAGAAGAAATCACTACGGAAGTCGCCCAATCCGAACCAACAGAGGCGCAAAAGTCAAATATATCAGCAGCGGAGTTTGTCACCCGCCGCTTGGGGCAAAACACCCCACCAGTTGAAGCAAAAGAAGAAGAGGTAGAAGAAACTACGGATGAGAGTCCCGTAGTAGAAAATACAGAGTCCGAAGTTGCTGAACAAACAGAAGAACCAGAATCGAAAGAGGAAAGTTCTGATGATGTTCTTTCACAGTTAGATCTAGATGAGATGTCCGAAGATGACCTTCGTGAATTATCCGAAAAGCTAGGAAGTAGAGCAGTCGCTCGTTTTGGAGAGCTTACAGCAAAGCGTAAAGCAGCTGAAAGTAAACTGAAAGAGATGGAGGCTCAACTGCAAAATAATAATCCATTAGAGACTCAAGAGGTAGCCAATAATCCATACGAATCAGTAGATACGTTAGAAGGATTACAAGAGAAGGCGAAAGAAGTATCAGAAGTTATAGAGTGGGCAGAGGATATGCTATTTAATGCAGACGGCTACGGACCCGAAGATGTCGTAACTGAAGTTGAAGGCAAAGAATTAACTAAAGCTGACGTACGTAAAAGTTTATTGAACGCACGTAAAGCTAGGGATAAGTTCTTACCGGCTCAACTGAATGTAATACAAAAAGTACAGCAATCAAAACAATTACAAGATGCTTTTGATCAGCAAGCAAGTACAGAATTAAAATGGTTACAAGGAGAGGACAATGATGTTCGTAAAAATTACGAAGCTATGATAGGAGATCCTAGATTCAATGCACTCCGTGAAAAAGCAGATCCAGAGGTTGCTGCGCAACTTAATTATCTGATGGCTCACGCTGCTAATAGTATCTACGGAAGAAAAGCTGTTGCCAACAGTCCTACATCCCCAAAGCTTGACCCACCTAAAACTGGGATTACATCAGCATCTCAATCAGAGAAAACAGTGAAGAAGTCTACTAAGGCACTTAAAGATCTTAGTCAACGTTTCAAATCAAGTGGCAAAAAAGGTGATTTTATATCTCTCAGAACACTACAATTAAAAAACCGATAATTATAAAATAAAATGTCATTCTCAGATACATTCGATCCAAATGCTCCCAGTGCAGTAACTGGTCAAGGTTCGGCTATTTCTAACAGAGAAGATTTGACAGATGTGTTGTCTATTCTTGCTCCGGAAGAAACTCCGATCCTTTCCTCTGCTCAAAAGCAGAGCGCATCAAGTACGTTTGTTGAGTGGTCAGTTGATAAGTTAGCAGATCCAAGCACCTCTGGTGTCTCGGAAGGCGCTGACGTTACAGCTTTCACTGACAAATTTGCATCTCGTGCACGTCTAGGAAACTACGTGCAAAAGTTCCGTCGTGACTATATGGTATCAGACCTCCAAGAGGCTGTTGATTCCGTTGGTCCAGCTAAAGTTGCTCAAGCAGAAGCTAAAGCAATTCGTGAGTTGAAACGCGACATCGAAGCTACAATCTCAGCTAACCAAGGTAAAGCTGCAGAAAATGGTGCTGGTACTCCTTACACCTTACAAGGTTTAGGACGTTGGCTTGCTGGTGGTGGTACTAATGATACTACACAAGATACTGATATTCCATCAGATTTCCGTACACCCGCTGCTAACAATCACACAAACGGTAACTTCACAGAAACTTCATTCAATGATCAAATCAGTTCAATCTTCCGCCAAACTGGAAATGTTGACAGTCTTGTTCTTGTAGCTGACACAAACCTACGCCGCGACATCTCTGATTTCGCTCGTATTGGTGTAGGCAACGATGTTCGTGATTTTAACTTTGACGGTAATGGTACAAGTATCAAACTATCAGTTGATATATATCAATCAGATCACGGTATAGTTTCTATAGTAAATGCTAACCCATCTGCTTTTTCTGCTGCTAATATTGCAGTAACAACAACTGGAGATGCTGGTTACTTAGTTAACCCAGAATATTTCGGTATTCACGAGTTAATTCCAATGGGCTCAACACGTCTACCTAACTTAGGTGGTGGTGAGCGCGGTTTTGTAGATTGTGCGTTGACACTTGCTGTTTATCACCCACAAGCTCACGGTAAAATAACAGATCTTGACGCATAAATAGGAGGTAAAATATTATGGCAAAAAAATCTACAAATCTTACAGTCAACGAGTCTGCTTATGGTAGAACTGGTTTCTTACACTTCGACTTCGAGGATCTACAAACTACTGGCTTCCTATCATCTGGAGCTAGCGGTTTAATGGGTGCTGCGAATCAATTAGTGCTAGACACAGTAAAACCCGGCGAATACATCGAGTACGCAACAGTTTATGTTATTGCTGCTGCTGGTGGAGACACAGACTTCACAATAGATGTTGGTACTGGTAATCACTCTACTACTGCTCCAGATAATCTTTTTGATGCTGGTGCACTTGGTGGTGCTGCTATCAATACAAGTTTACACGCACTTGGAGTAGCTGATTCCGCTAACACAACCAACGCTGATGTTGGTTTCTTAATGGAGTTTGAATCTCTAACAACTGCAAACTTAAATGCTGGTGAGTGGGTTATAGCTTGGTCAAAAGCTAAATCACCGCTTGCTTACACACAAGGGTTAGGTGACTAATTCTTAAAATTTGGTACGGGGGCGAAAGCCCCCTACCTTTTATTTTATGACTCAAATAATAACAAAGCTTCCTAGATATAGTGACGGTGAAGTCGATCGTGCGTTTATGAAAGAGATTATGAACGGCTTCGAGATCGAAAAAAGAACCGAGCACTTGAGAGTAGAACAAGCTAGGAAAGAAGCACAAGAAGAAAAAGGAAAGACTCATCCCGTACTAGGCAAGTGCGTAGCTACTATGCCAGCCCGTGAGTTCTTTCGATTAACTAATAAGTACGGGCACAAGGAGGTGCACTCCAAGAATTTTTTACAGTACTACAACAAAAAGTTTTCAGATCTTAGCCCAAATAAAGCATAATGCAAACAAGAACTTACGGAGATTTATTTAAACTAATAAAATCATTAGCGGGTGTATCCGCTTTTACGGATGATGAAAAGCTTAACATTGGAAGTTTGATAAATCGTAGATACTCAAAAGCTTATAATACAAGTCCAAGTTGGGCTAGATACATAACAGTATCAGAACCAAGGGACATAAACTCTTATACATTAAGTACTTCTGCTACAGCTAGTGTAAATCAGAACTATAAATTACTAGGACAAAGTAGCGGAACTGGAAGTAAAGCCGGTACAAATGTATACGCTGGAGTTACTACT